ACTTCTAGGTTCTTTCAAATCGCTAGGACTGATCGTATGGATGCCCAACGAATTGTACGCATCCCTAGCCTTAGCGTCATTATCTATTGCCACATTGATTGGTTTAGCAATCTGCAAACGCTTGGCAGCATCTTTCTTGTATTCTGCTGTGTCCTGCTTTGCATCTTGTTTCATAACCAGACGGTCATATTTAACGCCAGCATCCTTCAATGCTTTAACTGTTGTGTCACGCTGGTTCTCTGTTCTGCCAGTGACAAGCACTATCTCAAACTTGTCTGCCATGAAGTTCAGTGCATCAATGTTCTTTTGCATTGGGCGTGTTCCAAGACGCAACAAAGTGTCATCAATATCACAAACCACAAACCTTCCAGCCTGACGGTTGCGCTTTGAATCTGATTCCATCTGTTTCACAATCTTGCGTGACCAACTTTGTCCAGCGTCACCGCCCCACAACGCCCATGCAATCCTTCCAGCAGAAGGAAACCCGTCACCAGATGGGTAGAAACCTTTTCCTTTTTTGTCCACCTCATGCCTAGCAAAATAGGAGTACATCCTTTTCACGGTGTCTAAAGACAAATTGGCTTCATTGATTATGTCCCTTGCACGGGCAACACCAATAGCAGTGCCACCACGATTGAACTCACTGCGCCAAGCCAAACCTTTCTTGGCTTCCTCTTTCATTCCTGATGTTGGCTTAAAACCTTCTGCACGACCTTCCAAAAGGTTGCGCTTTCCGATCTCGCCTATTGGATCAAGTTTCTCTGCAATGGACTGTGCCACCATACGATCAATAGCGTCTTGCTTGCTGATGTAACACTTCAGCGTGGTATATGAACCATCTGATTCCTGTTTTACTGCAGCCCAACCAGAACAATCAGATTGGTTGTTTGAAATCCCGTATGGCATTTTCAGTCCACATCAGGAGTGAGAACACGCATGGTTTGTGATGATGCAGATGTGATGCCGTAAACAGTTTCATTGAATGGAACACTTAACTGCATTGTTGTACTGTTTGGCAAATGTATTCCTGTTGCTGCCGTAACATCACTGCCACCAACATAAATGCTGCCAGTTCCAGAGTGCAGATAACAAACACGATCCTTGTTATCTGCTGCTATAAGAAGCGTTGCTGTAGTTCCAACTGTCACTGCTGATGTTTTCATTGTGTCACCTGTTCGTTAGTCACCGCATCCACTCCTAATGTCGGCAACTGTCCACCAGCAACACCTGCAACAGCAGTGCCAGCAATACCAAGAACAAACTGATCACCGCCGTCATAAGGCTCACGGTTTTCATACTGGCGTGCCTCGTTAGGTGTGAGCGTTCCAGACATAATTTGCATCTGTTGCGCTTTAACACGGGTTGCCAAATCTGCACGCAAGAACTCATCAGGATTCAAATGGATTTCCTCAAATGGGTCAGGCAACATTTCACTAAACAATGATTCAAGACGGCGCACCCAACCCAACAGTGTGTACTTATAGAAGGTTGATCCCAATGCTTCAATGTTTGCATAGGTTTGTGAATCTCCACCGCTACCAATGATTAGGTGCAATGGGATTCTGTAGGTGCGTGCAATGTCACGGATGATGGATTCTTTATGTTCCAACATTTGCATATCGGCTGCACTAGTTGTGATGCTGCGCCATTTCAAACCGCCTTGCAAAACTGCTGGTCTGCGCTTCTTGTAATGCGCTTCCTCCCAGTTGTCTTTTATTTGTTTTGCTTGCTCTGCAGTTAAGTTCTGATCTGTTTCAAGAATTGAGGATGGTGTTGCGCCTTCACCGTAGAACTGTGCAAGGAAGCGATCCATTGCCAAGCCCATACCGATTGTGTTGCGCATGGATTCAAGTGGGCTTAAACCTCTTGATTGTTCAGGGAATATCAGCCAGTGAACAGCATGGATATCGTCACTGTTGTATTTGTTGTTGCCGATTTCGTAAATCAGTTTTCCGTTGGTGTCTTTGCTAACTTTTTTGACGGAGTTGGGGTGAATATTGCGCATCTCAAGTGGATAACCGTCTGCACCTCTAGGGGCATAGATGTAGGCGTTGCCATGTAGGGCAAGAGCCAGCATGAGTTGATGCACAAACTCAAACATTGTTTGTTCGTCATTAGGTTTCCTAAAGGCTTCTGGTGTTGCCACTCTGTGTACTTTTCCACCTTCAGTGGTGGAAACTTCTATAGGCATGATTGCGATTGAATCAGCCAGCAAAGTGATCGCACCAATTACAGCAGATGAAGCAAACACGGTAAGTTCTGTGACGATCTCGCCTGAATAGTTTGCGTAAAATGGGCGTGCAGTTATCTGGTATGGGTCAATGTTGGTTGGCAAAGAACGCTGTTCAGATTTTTTCCACAAACTCATGCTGCCAAGCCTCCACCGATTACCAAGAGAACGCCTAGCACAATAACACTAATTGGAACATTGAAACTCCCAATGCCAATAACAATGCAAGCACCGCCAATAATTTCTATTGCTGTTGTAACTGCTTCTCGTTTAGTCATTCCAAATATCCAATACTGATGGTGAGGGTTGATTTTCTGGTTTGCTTGTCGCACGATCCAATGCCATAACCATAGCAATGCAAGCGTCAATCTTTCGGCGTGATTTTCCTTTGCTTAATGTCCAGCCTTTATCGCTCATGCGTTGTGCTGCAGATAGCACTTGATCGGTGAAGGTTGGTGAACCGTCATGGGCAACCTTTTTGGCAACAATCATCTCGTAAGCGTTACCGCAAGCAGGGATCATGCGTGAATGTGACTGTGGGAAGGTAACTAGGTTCATACCTTCATCAGATAGGTATTCGGCTGAACGCTCAAAAAATGCAGGGTCATAAACGAACTCACGCACCTCAAAGGTGTTGTGCAGTTCACGCAGGTGGGCTTCCACGCCAGCGATATCAATGCCTTCCAGTTCTGGATTCCAAATCTTTGCCCTAAGCACAACACGATCCTCCTGTGGTTGTGCGACACAAACAGCAATGGTGTCACGCTTCAATGCCATGTCTATCCCAACCCACACAGGAAGTTCTGGATCAAGTTCATGTGTATGAGATACACATTGTTCCCAAGCACCACTAGGCAGCCAACTCTCTTGGCTTCGTGTCCAGTTATTTAATCTCCATCTGCGCACAGACGATTCAGCAGATTGTTTTACGGCTGCAGCCAAATCCTCTGGATCAAGCAAACCTTCAGCAAGGTTCGGGTTCGCAATCATCCATGCTTTGCGATCATTCAAATCACAATCCTCTGGGGCTTCCCACCACCAGAAACCAAATGTTTCATCATCCACCTCACCAGAAGCAACCTGTTTGCCGTATTGGTACATCTGTCCTGCAGGTGAATCCAAATCAAAGCCTGCAGTTGTAATGCTGATGCTGATTGGTTCAATACGGTTTCCTGAACCTAACTGCATCTGGTCAAGTAGATCACTGTTTGATTGTCCCCATACCTCATCTATCAGCGACACAGAAGGGTTTAGACCAGCCAAACCTTTCACTTCACTGGACAGCACACGAAACACTGAACCGAATCTGGGCATCTCAATAGCGTCACGATAAATCTTTGCTTCAGCATTAAGCAATGGGCTGTTCTGGATTTGTTGTTTTGCTTCACCAAAAATAATTCGTGCTTGCTGTCTATCATTGGCAATCGCATAAATCTCTGAACCAGCCTCACCACTGATCATGGTAAAAACACCAAGCGCACTCATCATCAAACTCTTGCCATTTTTTCTAGGCAAACCAATCATGGCTCTGCGATAACGCAACCTTCCAGTTGCATCATTGCGTTCAAGCAAAGATTTCAACAACCACTTCTGCCAGTTCGTGAACTCCAAAGGTGCGCCAGCCTTAAAACCTTTCAACACTTGAAAGTGCGCTTCAGCAAACGCAATCAGTTCATCACCGTCAGTTTGCAAATACTTTCTAGGCGTATAGAACGCTGGCTTCCACTTATTTAGTGGCTGCACGCTTTTCGGCAATGCGCCTGTGGAGATCGCTGAACTCATGCTGTTTCACTTCCCCTGTTCCTAACAGTCCTCGCTCTGATGGTGTAAATCCTATCTGACCAAGCAAAGTAATTATCTGGCGATCAATTTCACGCAACGCTCTACGGTCACGCCAAGCATCAGGATTCTGTTGCAACCTCACACGCAACCTTGTGCGTTCCTCAGTTGCCTCACACAACATCAACACAAGTTCTGTATCCATGTTCTGTTTCAACCAGCCAGCACCACTAGTCCACACTTGACCCCACAAACGCAAACCCTGCTCACCCAACGGGCGTGAAGGATCAGGAATATGCGAACTAGGCAACGCAGTCACGGATGCGCTTGGTGTGTCTTTAGGCAGTTTCCTTCCAGACGGATTACCAATGCGCTGCTTGCGCTCAACAGGTTTCCTGTTAGAACCGCCAGAACCTTTACCACCCATGCTGTTTAATCCTCAATCCGAATAGGTACACAGTGTTGCATAAATAAAAATGGGGCGTGTCTCTCCGATCAGTGAGAGACACGCCCCACAGGGGGAAATCTTATTGGGTCAATGTCACGCCATTGCTATTTTCTTTGCCTCAGCAAAAGTGGCACACCATTTGGTGTTCGGGCAATCTCTCGCAGTTCTTGTTTGCGTTGTCACATTCCAAACAATCCAAAAATCTTTTAATGAAAGAACACGCACATCACCACACTGGTAATTGCCTGCACTGATCTTGGTGAGTTTCATTGTCCTGAGTTCCATTCACGCTGTGTCACATGAGCAGTGCCATAACCATCAATCATGCACAACGCACGATTCTCAGTCTTATCAAACCAAACTAAACCATCCTCACAAAAAGTATTCATGTATTCCTCTGATGCTTTGCGCTTCACAATCACTCTGCTGCAATGGATGCACTTGCTCATCACTTCACCTCATTCACTGGGTACTTGCCTGCGCCGTTGCGTGCTGAATATATTTTTCCATCTGAACAAGAAAACTCATATCGCTTGCCACATACACGACTTCCATCCCAACTCAGTTGATCGCACTTCTTGATTGAAACCACTTCAACATATTTGAAAATAGTAAAACCTGCGTTGTAGGCAATCCCAATATATGAATCATCTTGAACTTGATTTTCGTTGGTAATGGTTTGATCAATTTCAAGGTTGTAACCGTGAATCCCAATCACATCACCAACTTGAATCTGATTAACTCTTTTTAGTTCCATCTCATGTCCTCCTCTTGAACATTGCCCGTATTGGGCATACATCAATTATTACCTACTTTTAGCCAAAGCGCAAATCAATCCAGCACAATTCCCCAAACTTTTCCCCATCCAAAAAACTGGTTTTGGTGACACTGCGTGCCTC